AAGGGCATTCGCAGCTGAAGGCGGCATCACCGCAGAAATTGTGGTTAAAGCCCTGCAGCAAGCATCTGAAGAAATTGACCGAAATTTCAGCAAAACCATTGCCACGTTCAGCCAGAACATAGCAGTAGCAAACAATAAAGTTCTTGAGTGGGTGGGCACAAACAGCGCTATATCGGAGTCTGTGGGTACCGCTGGCGCGGCCATTGTTTTGCTGTCGGAAAACATCGACAACTTGGTGACCGTTGCCGGCCCGGCAGCGATTGTGTTTGGCGGAAAATTTGCATCAGCAATGATTGCAGCGTCTGTAGGAGCAGTTAAGAATCAAGCCGCGAATCTTCAGTTAGCTGGAGCTACGCTAAGATTATCTGCCGCAGAGCAATCAGCAACCGCGGTGGCCTTAAGGCGGGCTGCTGCGGAAAGCGCATCAGCAGCATCTCGTGCCAGAATCGCCGTGCAGGATTCTGTAATAGCCCGACAAGTGGCGGCGCAAAATGTGGAGCGGTTTAGTGCAACTTTGGCGGCTATTTCTTCAGAAAAAGCCTTAGAGGCTCAGCGCATAAGATCTCAGATAACCGCTCTTGGCGTACAGAAATCTGTTGCCAGAATGGCTGAACTGAGAGTTTCAGAATCTGCTTTAACAAACCAGCTTTCTGTTGCGACAGCTAAATTAACAAGCGCCAGAGCCGCAGAGGCATCGACAACCAGACTGGCCGCGTTAGCGTCTGCACAAAATGCCACAGCCACGACTGCAGCGACCGCTGCCACAACTGCTTACGCTGCGGCCGCACATGCCGCATCAAGGGCGAATACCGTGCTTGCAGTGACTGCCCGGGCAGCGTCTGCTGCCATGGCTTTCGTGGGCGGTCCAATCGGTGTTGCGTTAATAGCTGCCGCATCCCTGTACTACTTCCGTGATGCGCTGTTTGCGACGGAAGTAGCGGCGTCTGACGCTGAAAAAGAAGTGCGCAAGATGGGCGAGACCATCGACGACATGACCATGGCTGTAGCCGAAAGCAATATGCAGAATTTAAACCAGCAGATGGCAGAGAATGCTATTGCTACGGCTACGGCGTCAGCGCAATTAGAAAATTACACTAAAAAGAAAAAGCAGCAAGACATTGCAAACCAAGGCCGCCCCGGTGCAGCCACCATGCAGCTTGCAGGCGTAGAGGAAGAGCTCGCAGTTCTTAAAGCTACCGGCAAGGCTATGACAGAGGTTTACGACCAGCTGGAGGCTCGCCGTGACAAGTTGGCCGACGCCGCATCAGCGAGTAATAAAAGGGAGGCCCAATCAGCCAACGATGCAGTCCAAAAAATAATATCCGGGCTGCAGGACGAGTATCTACAGCTAACGCTGAACGAAGAGCAGTTGCTGCGGCACAAGCTGGCATCTAATGTGGCCTCTCAGGCACAGTTTGACTTGGCCGTCAACACGCTTAAGGCATCCCGGGCCATTGAAGAGCAGCGCAAACAGGAGGATGCGCTGTCTGAAATGCGCCGCGAGCTTGACCCGGCTTTTGCAGAATTTGACCGCTATGCCGATCAGATTGATGCAATTGATGCGTTTAATACTAGCGCTGCCGAGAAGGAAAGGTTTAGGGAGGCTGCGTTTTCAGAGCATACGACACGGATGATAGAGATTGCCGGCGAAGGGGCAAGTAAGCGCTTCGAGGTAGAAGAGACCTATTGGCAGCAGTGGATGGAGTCAGCTGAAAGAAATCTAACTAATTTTGATGATCTCTCAAAAACGGTGATTGACAATTTCACTCGTAGTTTTGGAGACGCATTTGAGGCCGTGATATTGGACTCAGAGAACACCGAAGAAGCGCTAAAGGGATTAGCGCGAACCATGATCAGGTCGGTAGTCAACGCTATTGGTCAAATGATTGCGCAGTGGGCGGCACTCCAAGCGCTGAAAATGGCTGGCATCGGCACCGAAACGGCCGCTGTCGTGGCTTCCGAGGCAACCAAATCGGCGGCCAGCGTTGCCGGAACCACTGTTGCGGCTACGGCCAGTATCGCGGCGACCACAGCCACCACGGCCACACAGGTAGCCGCGGCGGGCACTACGGCTGCTGCATGGTTGCCGGCAGCACTGGTGGCCTCGATTGGCTCGTTTGGCGCAGCGGCGGTGGTCGGCGGTGCTGCGCTGGTCGCCGCTTATGCACTGATAGGCGGGAGTTTTGAGGGGGGCGGCTACACAGGGTCGGGCCCAAGGTCTGGCGGAGTGGACGGTAAGGGCGGTTTTCCTGCAATTCTGCATCCTAACGAAACCGTTATTGACCACACCAAAAGTAAGGGCACGAGCGGTGGCGGCGGCGGCGGTGTCACGGTGCAGATAAACGACATGACGAGCGGCAATCACGAATACCAAACACAAGAAACGCAAGGCCCAGGCGGCGACAAACAAATCAGGGTTCTGATCCGCAATGTTATGAGAGAAGACATCCAGAGCGGCGAGTATGACCGCCAAATGGAATCCTCTTTTGGCATGCGTAGAAAAGCAAGGAGAGTTTAACGATGGCAACATGGCCAGCAAGCTTGCCGCAATACCCGGACGTTGATGGCTACGAAGACCAGCCGCAAGACAGTGTTTTAAGGTCTAGCTTTGACGGCTACACAAAACAGAGAAACAGGTTTACAGCCGTCCTACATACCGTTTCCGAGCGGTATGTGATCAGCAAGACCCAATTCGATACTTTCAAAACGTTTTACTTTTCTACGCTGTCGAACGGGGCGCTTGAGTTCGATAAGCCGGACTATGAGAGCGGAACTGATCGACTGTATAAATTCACCGGGCCATACAGTCGCGAGTTTTTAAGTAATGACCTGGTGAGACTAACAGTCAATTTGGAGAAGTTGCCATAATGCCTATGTCAGATACATTTGTTAATCAGGCGTATCGTGGCGGTGGCGATCCGGTTTTGACTCTTCTTCGGGTCAATATCGACGGAACGCTGTACTACTTCGTCAACAACACAGAGTCGATACAAAGTAACGTTTCAGGGATTACTCAGACCTATCAGCGAGGCATGTTCAATATATCGCTGCCAGAGGATAAGGACTCAGATTCGGCGCCTTCAGCAACGATTCAATTTGAAACCGGTGACATTCAGACCGTCCGGGCCCTGAGATCCGCAAATAACAGAATCCTGATTGATTTATGGGTGGTTTTGGCCTCCGCGCCAAACATAGTCGAGTTCGGTCCCTCCTCGTTTGAGTCAGGCTCAGTTGATATATCTGCCAACTCGGTTTCAATGTCGCTCGTCTCTGAGCCCATCCTTGACGTTCAGTTCCCAGGCTACCGATTCACACCCGAGCTGTTTCCGGCTCTATGGGAGAGTGGCGGTTGATTGATTGGGTGTTTTCAGTGCCTTATCTGGCCGGCGGTCGCTCAGAAGCGGGCGCGGACTGCTGGGGACTGGTCGTATTGTTCTATCGAAAACATTTCAACGTCGAGCTTCCCACTTTTGACGACGTTGTACCGGATAAGACAGACCATTATGTCAATACGGCTGAGGGTGCAAGACGGATAAAAGAAACCGTTGGTGCATTCAGGGAAGTGCAATCTATAGAGTTCGGTGATGTGGTGTTATGTAATATAATCGGATTGCCGATCCATGTAGGCATTGTGGTTAGCAAAAACGAAATGCTACACGCCATGCCACAATCAACCTATCCAGTTATTGAACGATTTACGGGGCTAAAATGGCAGCGAAGAATTCAGAGCTTTCACCGTCTCAAGTAGACGTTTGGGTCAGCAAGGCCCCGATCCTTTCGCCTATTCATGAGACAGTTGATAGTGGTTGCACCATTGAAGATATCTACAACCGGTATTCGGGACTGTCCAGAGATTACACCAAGGCCCAAGTTAACGGGGAATGGGTAGAGGATTGGTCTACTGTTGTTAAGGCTGGCGATAGTGTTCTGATTATTCAGGTTCCAGGGATCTCCGGAACAGCCCTTGCGTATATTGCAATCGCCATTTCAGTGGTCATCGTTGCTACATCATCGTTGCTGTTTAAACCACCAGAAGGGCCTGGCTCAGACGAACGCGCTAACCGCATCTCTGGGCCGCGAAACGAGGCCACCAAGTACGATCCTGTTCCCTCTGTGCTGGGTAAGCGTCAAACAACGCCGCCGCATGCAGCGCCGCCGTATACCGATTGGGCGGGCAATCAGGAATACCTGAACATGCTTCTGTGCGTTGGTATCGGGCCACTGAGCGTGACCGATGTGCAGATTGGCGATACGCCTATAGAACAGTACGAAGAAGTAAGCTATGAGGTTGTTGATAACTACAACAACAAGGACTACAGCTCTTTGCTGCCAGTTTGGAAAGCTGGCGTTGTTCAAGAAAATGTGTCCTCGGAGCTTCATTTTGACAGCTTTATAACAAGAACGTCAGCAGCAGATGCTCAGGCAGTTTCAATTGATATTGCTTGGCCTCAAGGCCTGAGAGGGCAGACCAGTCATCGTGGAGATGCGATTGAAATACAGTATCAGATAGGCGCAAGCTGGTATGTGGTAGCTAGACCAATAACTGGCACTGCCAGTCATACTATTACGGGCAGATTATTTAGAGATGGTAATCGGTTTTATGTTGTTAGGCCCGGCAGCGGTGATATTTTCAGCGGGTATAGGCCGGCTGGATACAACTTAACCGATATAACGTCATATCTTGCGTACTATGATTCCGCGCAAAACCTGGCGCTGTTTAGCGCATCCGTCCCACATAGAATAAATACTATCGGTGCATGGGAGAAAACATCGGCATTCTTTGTTCGCGGATTTCGGGTTGCACCTGTCGACCTTTCTGGCAATCCAATCGTGGGGAATGTTTCCTTCAGGGTAAGAAAAGCAATAAATGAAGACATAGGCAGCTCAAACGATCGCAAAACCGCTCAATGGTTAAGCATCAAATCCGAGCAAGAGTTCAGCCTTTCAGGCTTCCTAAAGTCCTTCGGTGTCAGCAATGACAATCCCGACTTTAAGCCTGCCATTATTGCCCTTAGAGTCCGGGCCACCGATCAGCTCAATGGCGTTATTGACAACCTAAATTGTCAGGTTCAATCCGTTGTGCCTGTTGATTGGTCTAAAGAGTGGTCAGCAATTGACATCGCTACAGAGCCGATGAAGCCGTCAAGCAACCCGGCAGAGCTTTACCGATGGGCTATACAGGGCAACGCCAGCAAGGTCAGGACCTCAAACGACAAGATTGATTTGGTGGAGCTTGAAGACTGGCGCGACCGCTGCTTTTTTGAAGGGTGGGAGACGTCAGAATACGTCAACTATGAAGAGACAATTCGCAAGGTTCTGGGGAACATCGCTTTCACTGGTCGCGCCGATTTTTCTTATCGTGAGGGAAAGTTCTCAGTAGTCCAAAAGATCAAACGGACAACGCCTAAGCAGATTTTTACGCCCAAAAATTCATCCAACCTGAAATCGCGCAGGGATTTCCCGCCCAGCTATGACGGTATCAAGTTTAAATTCCAGAACGCAGACCGTGAAGATCAAGTTGACGAAAGCACATACTACGATCCGTACAAGTTTGCCAACAACGACCCGGCTCAGCCACTGGCGGGGGTTGAAGTAACTGGAACCTTTCAGACTATCGAATTTTGGGGCGTCACCGGTCCGGCGCTTGCGCAAAGACACGCCAGATTCACTTTATTTGAGCAAAAGCTAAGGCGTGAGACTTACGAACTTGAAACCGATATAGAAGCGCTTGTTGCCGAGCGTGGCGATATGGTGCGGATAGCTCATGACGTGATCGACGTGGGCGTGGGTCAAGGTTTCATAGCGCAAGACGTGTCTGCTTCGACCACATTCTTTATGGACGAAGAGCGTGGCGCGGTTGTTGGCGATACGTATTACTTCCAAGTACGCCAGGTTAGCTCTGGCACCGTTTTTTCTGAGTTCGATGCAACTTATCAGGGCAATGGAGAGTGGCTTTCCAGCTCACCACAGACGCTTTCAAGGGGCGATCTTGCGGTTTATGGCGAACTGGGCAAGGTTAGCCTTGATTGTATTATCGTTGGCATTGAAAACAGGGACGATTACGCGGCATCTCTGACTTTGGTGAACGCGGCCAACGAAATCTATGACGAAGACGACGCCGCCCTACCGACATACAACACAGGGCTCTCTCCAAGGGCTGACTTTGTTGCGCCACTTGTTCCAGTCGTGAACACAAGCGACAGCGGATATTCCTATGATCAAGGCTTTATCTCGGTACAGGTCGAAAAAAACCCCGAAGAAACTCAACAGATCCAATATTTCAGCCTGAGATACAGAACCGGGGATGAGGGCGTACTTGAGACCGTGGATGACGATGGCACGGTTTGGAATAACGCCGGCATTGTATCCGCATCGGATGGCGAGTTTAGGCTGCCCGCTGATAAGAGCCTGGGTGTGTCCTATTGGGTGCAGGTTAAGGCTATTGCCGAAAATATGGCATCGATTTGGTCGGAAGAGAAAAACGTTGTTATAAACGCCGATCCATCTCCGGACGTTAACGACTTCACAATTACAGAGCAAGTCAACACACCAAAGACGCCAGACGGGCAGTTCTCTACGCTGGTCATCGACGTGGACGAGCCAGCATCCCCTGCTTACCTATACGCCATTGCCGAGTATCGTTTGCCGGGACAGCCTGAGTGGTTTGAAATCAGCCGCATCGGATGGCAGTTTAATTCAACCGCTAAGGTTCAAGTGTTTTCAGACGGCATCCAATATGAAATCAGGGTGCGCACGGTCAATATATTTGGCGTAGCCAATGAGACCGGCATAAGTAAGCTGTTCACAACCACCAACGTCCTTGACCCGGAGTATACGGCAGATAATCCGTTTAAGGAGCTGCCGGCGCCCAACGTGTCCGGGCTTGAGTTGTTTGAACAGGGTAACGACACTGAGTTTACTGGCCGGAATGCAAAGTTCACTTGGAGAAAATCGACACTTAATGACTGGTTAAGCATCGGATATGCCGGACTGAAAGGGGCGGATGCGTCTCAGCTTGATCAGTATTTTCGGGATTATGAAGTCAAGATAATCGCCGATGATCAAGTGGTTCGGACAGAGAATGTAACCGATAACGCATACATCTACAGCTTTGAGAAAAACGCTGAAGACTACAAGCGCCGTTATGGCGTCAAGGGTGCGTACCGTGAATTTAGAATATCGGTCATCATGCGCACACGGCAAAATCAGGTGTCGCCTAGGGATTCGTTCCTTGATGTCAGCAACACAGCCCCTGACCCATTATCAGCCCTATCAGTCGTGCCAGGTTTCAGCGTTATCGAGATCAGCTACCTGAGGCCGGATGATTTGGACTTTGCAGGCGTTGATATTTGGATCAGCGAAACCCAAGGCTTTGATCCTGATACCACAGCGCCAGTGGCAACAGTCTCTGACAACAGCTATTCAATCTCAGGGCTCGCCGACGATACTGTCTACTATGTGCGACTCAGGCCGTTTGACCTGTTCGGCAAGACTGGAACAAACACCAGCGCAGAGTTTTCAGTCACAACGAAAATAGTACAAGACCTGAGTGGATTGTCCGGATGGGCTTTTGAGATTGATCCGGCTGATAGAGCGTTCATTGATGCCAACCTTGCTGCTGGTGCTGTCGCGTCCGAGAAGATTGTAAACCTAACAGCTGCCAAAATTACAGCAGGCGTCATCAATGCAACTGAGACAATCACATCAGAAGGCTTAATCCGATCCGTTGATAATATAAACACACCACAATATCAAACAGGACTCGGCCCCCTCATTATTGATGGGACAACCTACCTCATGTGGGGGTATAACGCCGCGGCTGCTGTTGGTGATAAGTTGCGGTTTGGTATTGATGAGATTGGCAATGCCTATTTCCGTGGTGACTTGGAGGCATCCAGCTTCACAAACACTAAGTTGACAATAGATGCCGCGGGTAATGTGACCAGCACCGGAACATTCAGATTTGGGGGTGGGTCTGACAACTTCATCAACTTCAACGGAACGCAGCTTGAGATAGATACTGATAACTTCAGTGTTGATGCCGCTGGCAATGCTTCGTTTAGTGGGGAGCTTGTTGCTGCTACGGGCACCTTCTCTGGCGATTTATCCGCGGCTGGGGGCACCTTCTCTGGTGCGCTTAGTGCTGCTACAGGTGTGCTAGGAGACCCGGAAGGCAATCGTGTTGAGTATGATGGGGCGAATTTGATAGTAGACACTCCACAATTTTCTATTGATGCCTTGGGCAATGCTACATTCTCTGGTGATCTTGCGTCGGATAACGGCCTTTGGAGCCTAGGGTCTGATGGATCTTTTGAGGTGAAGTCTGCGGCCACCGGTGGTCGGGTAGAGTGGGTTGGTGACACTATTACGGTGTACGATGAGAACAACACTCCACTGGTAAAAATCGGAAACTTGTCATGAGTTATTCTTCTACGGGCGTTGCGCATGATAAAAATGGTACTCGTTTATATAATTCTGTGAGAACGTTGTTAGTTAGAATAGGAGTATGGCAATGCCAAGTGGCATAGAAACATGGAGTGGCCTTACGGGAGCAAAAACCTTAAGCATCACTGACCGCCTAACGCGGGTAATCGAGCTGGTTTACTTTCCTTTAACTACTGCCACGTATAACGAAGTACCGGCAGGCTTTAATGGTAGCAGGGTTAATAACATTCTTAACAATGGAACACCCTTCTTCTTTTTCCTGCCAGGCAGCTCCCCCCAAGGATTTTATGATGCTTACCCATCACCAGTTCCGGTAGTTAATTTTTCGGGTAATACTGTGTCATGGACATGGAGTGTGCAGAATATAAATGCTTGGAAAAGTTCATCCATTTCATTTGGTGAAGGCGATACTTTAGGTGATATTTATTTAGCATACGGAGCTTACTAATGCCCGCAGGTTTTCAGGTATTTAATGCAGATGGTGATACGTTACAAGTGGACGGTCAGTATATTAACTACAGCTTACGCAAATCCGCTTACATTACTAACGGGATGCCTGTGGATAACGGGGTGGACGGTCGGCATTATTTAGTAGATATAACTGGACTTAATCGACCTATTATAGCAACTAGGACAACTAGCAGTTCTGGCTTGGTCAGTGTTGAAGTGGTAAGACCTAAAGGATATTATCCTGGATACGTGGCTGGTCATCTATACGCACGATTCTCATTTGAGTCATCTTCTACTTGGGTGGCTTATTATATATTTGATCAGTGGATAGCCCCCAGAGGTAACTCAGGGATTGAAGTTTTCAATAGCGCTGGAAATATAGTTTTTCACAGTGACTGGCTTACCCTGAAGATTGTTGATGTACTTGTCGCAGCAAGTGATGTACCTACAGACAGGTACTCTACGCACGTAATCGGTAGTATACCCAGTGGATCTGCCCTTATCCAAACATACACCCGATCAACGACACGGGCACCGAGCGGATCGTATCCATCTACATATCGCACAGGGGTGTGGACGGAAGGAACTACAGTTAAGATGCAGTATATTTTTGTGGGCGTATACGGGTCAAGTTCTAGCAGCGGTTTTAATAGTGGTATGCCTCTACTCGTGCTTGTTGTTAATGTAGATGGATTACCTGTTCCATATGGATAAATCTAACCAAAGTATTTCTCAAAACTACCCAGCACCACAAAGAATTCAAAGGAGCAAGCTAAATGCAATATAAAACCGGTCTAGCCAGCGTCACAAACGGCTCTGCTGTCGTAACAGGCTCTGGCACGGCATGGCTGGCCAACGTAAGCGTAGGTGACGGGTTCGTTATCGCCGGCGTCCCTGTTCCCTATACCGTCGCTGCTGTCGGCACAGACACACAGATCACCCTGTCTGCACCATGGGCCGGAGCCACTGCTTCTGGTTCAGTCTATGCCGTGTTCAGGGACTTTACTGCACTCAATAACATCCCAGAAATGAGTAAGGGGGATATTGAGACAGCGACTATCTTCACTCGTTCTATACGGCGTATAGACCAACAATTATCACTCAATCAAGATGCTGGGGCACTAACATCAGCCGGTGTTTATGACGACACAACATCAGGTATTGCAGGGACAACCACTGGTGATTATTTCTTTGTTCCTGAAAGCAGCGAATTTGTACTCTACCTAAATAATAGTGATATTGCTGTAGAGCAAGTAAGATTTGCCTCACTAGCCACTGCTTTACAATATGCAGCGGATGCTAATGCTGATGCGGATAGGGCGGAACGGGCAGCTGATGCTGCTGAACTAAGTGGCTCTGTTTATGACGACACAGCGGCAGGTATTGCTGCCACAGGAGACGGTGACTACTTCTCAGCGCCTTCTGGTAACAGTAATATATATCTTGAACTTTATAGGAATGATAGTGGATCAGCGACACTTATTGCTACCTACCCTACTAAAGCGGGTATTGATATTAGTGTAGCAGCAGCATTGGCGTCTGAATTGGCTGCTAGTGCAAGTGAGGCGAATGCAGCAACAAGTGAAAGTAATGCAGCAGTCTCTGAGAGTGCAGCCAGTACCAGCGAGAGTAATGCATCTACATCGGAGGGTAACGCTGCGTCCTCAGCTTCTGCGGCCAATACCAGCGCCAGCAATGCATCGACCAGTGCAGGCAACGCATCAGCATCTGAATCGAACGCATCAGCATCTGAAACTAATGCTGGTTTTTCAGAAACGGCTGCAAGCACGTCTGAAACCAACGCACAGACCAGTGAAAGCAGTGCCGCCAGTAGTGCCAGTAGTGCCAGTACCAGTGCGGACAGTGCAGATACCAGCGCGAGTGCCGCGGCAACGTCAGAAACGGCTGCGGGACTCTCCGAGAATAACGCAGCCACCAGCGAGTCCAACGCCGGTAACAGTAAGATGGCCGCTGCTACGTCTGAGAGCAACGCCGCTGACAGCGAGACAGCCGCAGGGATCAGCGAGTCCGCAGCGGCCACCAGCGAGTCCAACGCCTCCAATTCCGCTGCTGCTGCTGCTGCAAGTTACGACAGCTTTGATGATCGTTACCTTGGGGCCAAAGCGACTGCGCCAACCACGGATAACGACGGCAACCCGCTTTTGACCGGCGCTCTGTACTTCAACAGCACTGAAAACGGGATGCGTGTCTGGACCGGGACGCAATGGGTATCGGTCCCGGCAAGTCCCGCCACTACGACAACGGCAGGGGTTGTCGAGAAAGCCACAACAGCAGAAGCCGAGGCGGGTACGGCTGACAAGTTTCCTGACGCGGCTGGGGTTCATGCGGCTGCTGGGTCGGTGGTAGCGGCTCACGAAGCGGCTACTGACCCTCACGCGCAATACACAACAGACGCTGAAGCAACTGTGATATCCGACTCAGGGATCACGGCCCACGCAAACACCAATGATCACCCGCTGGCTACGACAACAGCAGCGGGCTTTGTCAAGAAAGCCACTACAAGCGAGGCTATCGAAGGCGCAGAGAACGCCTTTCCAGATTCTAAAGCCGTTCACAGCATTGTGGATTCAAAACCAAACCCAGTGCTTATGTCACTGCTATTTTCTTGAGGACTGAACTATGTCACTGACCACCAGCACAGTAGCGCTAACCGCATCAGACGCCACCATCCTGACAGCGCCCGGCAACGGCGAGATTGCCGTGCACGGGCTTTACGCTTCCGGCACCGGCACGCTGACAATCAAGCGCGAATCGGCGTCAGGCGCCACCGAGATCGTCTCAGGGCTTTCCGTTACTGATGAATGGTTTATGCCGCGCACCATCAACCTTGAGCCGGGAGATCGCCTGATTGCATCGGACTCCAGCGCCAGCCCTACGATTTCTTTAACGGCCAGCGGCTATGTGACTGAAGACTCAGGCATTGCCGAAACCCCCTTCGGCCCCGGCCCGCAGCAGCTAATCGCAGGCGATATGGCAGCAGGCTTCTTCGGCGAGGTGAGTGCGGGCGAGCTGTTCAGTGGGGACAATCTGGCCTTCATCACCGGCATTACAGAGGGCGTGTCGCAAAACTCCGAATCCGGTTGGCTCAAGTTTGCGCACAACAACAAGATCAAATACATCGCCAAGAAGCCATTCCGCCACACGATAAGCTGGGATCACATTTATTCGCGGGGCCTTGTTTACGGCATCGACGGGGACGGCCAATACCCGCGAGGCACGTCGACCAATCAGCTAGTCAAAGTGGCAAAATCCGGGGCTGAATTCGCTGTGCGCCTGGCAACTGGTGCGGGCGCCGACCCTTTCCCGGAATCTGACCCGCTATTTTTCACGGCTGACATGTACCAGATGGACGTAGGCGGCGGATCGGAGTGGAATGAGTTGATCTATCGGATTCACCAAGCCGTGCCAAGCGTTCCCGCAACCGATGGCATGACCGCAGATCGACACGGCGGCCCGCAGGCAGGCGGCAACTGGGCAAACTATACGAATGGAGATATGTCCATCGGAATAGGTAATGGCAGGGCGTCATGGTGTCAGGAAACGTCTGATACAAACTCCTCCTACCGCGTCAATCGTGGCTACGTTGCCCTTGCGTCTTTCTCTCGCTATACCGCTTCGGCTGCGTCTTCGTCTTACGGTTGGCGGCCGGCCTTGGAACTTATCACTAGCAACTGATTTAGCGAAGCGTAGCGGGCTTGACCCGCTGCCAAGCGCTCACTGAGGGAAATCATGCAGCACGAAAGTCTGATTCTTTACTCGAAAATTGAGGCGCTTTTCTTCCAGGTTTATCCGACCTTCAAGAATTACCCGAAAGCCGAGAAGCACGCTCTCTGCCAGCACATCAAGGAGACGTTTGTCAGTTTACTGGAGTGCGTGGCGACCGCGAAGGAAGTGCCCAGCATGAGAAAGAAAGCGACTCAGGAGGCGGCTGCTCGCCTTCAGAATCTCGTGACGCTCTATCGGCTCAGCCGCCATGAGCGGTACATTAGTAAAGGCTTTTTTGAGCAGATCGACCTGAAGATCACCGAGATTAAAAAGATTCTGGTTGGATTCATGAAATCCGCCGGGAAACCCAGGCACGAACCGTAACCTCCTCCAACCGCGTCAATCGTGGCAACGATGACCTTGCGAATTTCAATCGCAATACCGCTTCGAATGCGAATTCGAATAACGGTTGGCGGCCGGCCCTGCTGTGTTAACCCCGTCCTGACGGTTACGGCTTTCAGGAGTTGATGCGTGCGTAACGCGCACTGCAAGGGGGTTTGTGTCTGCTGCCAGCGACATTGGTCGTTTGTCAGAAACCCGAAAGAGGGCGTCACTCTAAGCATTGGCGTCCTCGACCTTTTTAAGGATAGTTTTGTTCGACAGAATTGTGTCACCAGAGAATTTTGCCAGAGCTTACAGTCAGACCCGAACCGGAAGCCCAAAGCACAAGGCAGGCGCCATTCGGTTTTCTTACAACGAAACTCACAACCTGGAGCAGCTAAGGCAAGAGCTGGTCCGAGGTGAGTACAGGCCGGACGAGTATTTCAAGTTCTCTGTTTACGAGCCAAAAGAGCGCGTCATTTACGCGCCCAGATATCGGGACAAGATCGCTCAACATTCCGTAAACAGCGTTCTTAGGGACTTTTACGAGCCCAAATTCATGCACGACAGCTACGCGTGCATCCGCGGCAAGGGCAACCAGAAGGCGGTCCTTAGAATTCAGCAGCACATGCGCAGCGCTTCGATCAATTACCACGACCCATGGATCGTAAAGGCGGACGTTCAGAAGTTTTTCTACAGTATCGACCGGGAGGTGATGAAGGCCATTGTTCGGCGCAAAGTCACCTGCCAGAAAACTCTGGACCTCATTGAAAGAATCATCGACAGCTCGCCCGGAGAAAAGGGCCTGCCGCTTGGCAATCTGACCTCCCAGCTACTGGCGAACGTGATGATGAACGAGATTGACCAGTACATAAAACGCACGCTGAAAGTAAAACGCTATGTGCGCTACGCCGATGATCTGGTGTTGCTGGTCGATGGCAAGGCTCAAGCCGGCGACATGTTGGGCTGCATTGAAGCCTTTGGCCGCGATGTAATCCGTCTCATCTTCCCAGGCCGCAAGTGCTTTATACGACCACTGCGAGGCGGCCTTGAAACTCTGGGCTACAAGATAAGCCCGGCCAGGCTGAGCCTCACATCCAAAAAGAAGGGCGCCTTTATTCTGCGACTGAATACTGCCGATCAACTACTGGCAGCGGGGCGGATGAGCATCAGCGAGGCGCTCCAGTCGCTGACCAGTTGGTACAGCTACGCAGGCATGGCCGACTGCCAGCTTTTTGTCAAAGACGCTTGCCTGAAAACCCACCGAATACGATTCACCCACAACCAGCGATTCATCATCTCGAGGATATAACCATGATTAAAACCGATATGACCCCACACCATTTGCGCGTCACATTTAAAGACGCTGGTATTGAGCGCACCAAGCATACCGACAACCGCCGGTACTACGAGCGATTGATTGCCGAGCATGGGCACTTGTCAGACCTCGTTATTGCGCCACTGACGCTAACGGCGGAGCAGCAGGCCCGACTTGACGAGATTTCCGCCGCCGGATTCTCGGGGCACGATGCGTCTCTGTACGTGCAGTACGGCAGCACTGAGGCCGAAGATACTGGCTATTTTTACGCCGACAAGTTGAAAATCTACTACCGCGACGTTGCAGCGCCCAGAATCACGGCCCAGCGGAAGGCAGCCGAAGCGCGGGGCGTCATGGTGTCAGGCGTACGATACTCCGGCGAGGCTTCTAACAGGCAAGCGCTGCAAGAAGCCAGATTAGCGGCTCAGGACTCCGGGCAAACAACCTTTTTGGCATGGAAAGACAGTGACGGTCAATTCATAGCCAACCATCCTGTCGCCGACGTTGAGCAGGCGTTCCGGCTGATTGGCCAGCTACGGTCTGAGCTGATCCGACTGGAAGGCGAGTTCATTGATGCCGTCGCATCGGGTGCTATGTCTCTGGACGATGTGGACTGGCCGTATGAAGTTGCTGGCAGAGATGCCGGTGCTCGTCTGGCCTGAGTAGGGGAAAACATGAAAATCATCACGTTATGCCTGCTGATGCTTACTACTTCACCAGCGCTGGCACAAGAGGCGCACATCAACTGGCAGCTTGCCTACTCTCCACCCGGAGGTGACATAGTAGCGGGCGGAAAGATCGCTCGGTATGTCCTCGAAGTGGAGCAAGTTGTGCGTTACAAGTACGTGCAGCTTTCCGTTCTTGCGCAAGGTTATGGAGTGACCGACTGGGTAACTAAGGAAACTCGCGGGCATGGTATGGATAAGTTCAAAGGCTCATACGCATGGGCTGTTGATAGTTGGCGGTTTGCTGTCACGCCTCGGCTAGAAGTGGGCACTGAGAAGATCAACTTCTTCATTGAAAATTACGCGCCTATTGATAGACATGGTGTTTGGAGTGATGGGCATGGGCAGGCAACAGAATATTACTGGCTGCTGGGAGTTTCTGGTAGGATAGACTTTTAGGGGTGATTATGCACATGGAAAATTTCAACGCAGAAGAGTTCCGTGACTGGTCTGACGAGATGTCGCCCAGACTTCTGACGATGCTTGACGTGCTACGCTAACAGATTGGTCGGCGCGTAATCATTAGCCCTATGAATCCCCACCACATTACCACTCAAAGAATACACGTAGTCCGCCCAGTCTTGCATCATGCGCGATGGGGTTTTGAGTTTCTGTTAAGTTTGTTTTGAGTTGCCCTGAAAACAAAAAAGCCAGAACACCGCTAATT